CAAAGAAGCGATATCGTGGTCAAGGAAAATAATGTTGAGCACAAACTATCGTGTTAGACTTACCGACATATGTTGTCGGATTATATCTGATGATACTGTGACTATAGAAGAAAGAATGTGGATGAATAAATTATGTGAACATAACCAACAGGCAAAAGACCTTCGTGGGTCTTTGCTTTGCCCTGATATGCTGGAGTATGATTAATGCCTTGTCTTATTACTAACCTTCCATCCTATGAAGTATGGGTGCGAAAGGAATACTTAACTGACCATCAAAGTGGTCACGGTGAATTTGTCAAAGGAGTTTGGGTATCTGCTAAGTCAATACCTGGCCGTGCCTTTTACTTTGAAACATACTTACCTGAGTATGCTGCAATGTTTGATAAGTTACCAATATCCGCGTTTCTCTCGTCACCTGAGTTACCAGACCCAGATATGACTCTACATAACTTACAGTTCTGGAATTGTATGGATTATGGGGTTGTAGCAGTTCAGAAGCAGTTTATAGGGTCAATGCACTATGAAGTGTATACAAGAGACTACGGCAACCAAACAGGAACGTATATCTGCACATTAGATAACTATCATCAAGATGTAGATGCGATTGATTACTCAACGAGTGAACAACCTGCAGAGCATAAGTCTCATAACCTTCTTGAATTGGATAATGGGCAGTTTGCATTATATCCTAATAATAGGATGCGTATCTATGATAATAGCATTACACCCGAAGTTCCTAAGAATCCTGACTTTAAGGTATCAACAGTTTACTATCAGGTAGAGAATGGTCATGATCGTGATGGATTAGGTTCAGAAGAGAATTACTTCTGGAAAACAGCAAAAGAAAGAAATGATTTGTCTATAAATGTTGAAGCAGATCCTAATATTGGAGCAGGAAATACTGCAATTGATGGGTTAGGCTAAAAACTAATACATATGGTGTCTAAATAGAACAAATGTTCGTTTAGGCACTTTTTTTGTGTCTTCTTGGAGGTTCCCATGTCAGAAAAAATGCTTCGTGAGATTGCAAACGATTCTCTAACTCCTAAAAAGAGAGATACAGAGAGTTCTAGCGACTTATTTGAACGTCTTAAATCAGAAGATGAAGACGGGTTAGATTATGAAATCGAAAGTTATGAGGTCATTTCAGAGTATCGTTAAGAAACCCTGATAAATAAAGTATATGTACTATACGATTCATAATGCCAGCTCAAAGAGTTAGTAAAGGTTTTAAAGATGTTAGTATGTCATTTAAGTATAACCCCTTAAGTGGCGATCTGATAACTTTAAGCAATGAGAACGCAATAGCAAGGGCTGTGCGTAATATTGTATCGACTACACCTGGTGAAAAGTTCTTTGATCCTGATTTTGGATCAAGTGTTGGTGAAATATTATTTGAGAATGTTGATGATATCACTGCCGTATCAATTCAAGATGAAATTAAGAGTTGTCTCGGTAATTATGAACCTAGAGTTGAATTAATTGATGTATTTGTAGATCCAAACTTTGATGAAAATCAATTTGACGTAAAAATCACATATAGAATAGTTGGTGTTGATATACCTCCTACACAATTAGAATTTGCCTTGCTTCCATCACGATAAATGTCACTTTTAAACTTTACTAGTCTGGATTTCGACCAGATTAAAGACACACTTAAACAATATTTACAATCCAACTCGAATTTTACGGATTACGACTTCGAGGGATCGAACCTGTCAACAATTTTAGACGTTTTAGCATATAATACCTACATTACTTCATATAATGCCAACATGATCTCAAATGAGGTCTTTATTGATAGTGCAACACTTAGAGAAAACGTTGTTGCCCTTGCTAGAAACATCGGATATGTACCAAGATCGAAAAAAGCATCAACTGCAACCATAAATTTCTCTGTAGAGCCAGGAATTACACCTCCTCCAACAACAATTACCCTAAAAAAAGGCCCAGTTGTCTCCACAAACCAATTTGGCGGTCAATCTTTCGTTTTTGGTGTTACAAAAGACGTTACAAAACCAGTAATTGACGGAGTTGCCTATTTTTACGATGTGGATGTCAAAGAAGGCACTGTAGTTGATCAAAAATTCCCATATTCTACGAATAATATCAACCAAAGGTTCATTTTATCGAATTCTGGGATAGATTTAGACACTTTAGAGGTCTATGTAAGACCAAGTTCTACTTCTTCACTACTTTCTAGTTACACAAGGCAAGATAGTCTATTTGATGCGGTTACAGGAAGTGCAATTACGGGCGATTCACTCATATATTATATTCAAGAGATTGAAGATGAGCAATATGAGGTAATTTTTGGTGACGGAATCTTCGGAAAAGCACTTTCAGACGGAAATATTGTTGAAGTTTCCTATATTTTATCAAATGGATCACAAGCTAACGGTGTTAGTAACTTAACTTTTAGTGGAAAATGTACATATTCAAGAAATGCAGTCGAAAACACCATAACTAGTGGTATTTCTCTTGTAACTGCCGATACACCCTCTAGTGGTGGAGACGAAATTGAGAGTGTTGAGTCTGTTAAGAAGTATGCACCCCAGATTTATGGCACTCAAAACCGTGCTTTGACCTCAAATGACTACGAAATCTTAATTCCTAACAAAATTTATCCAGAAACTGAGTCAATTTCAGTTTATGGTGGTGAAGAATTAGTTCCTCCACAGTATGGAAAGGTGTTTATAAGCATAAAACCAAGAACTGGTGACTTTGTACCGAATGCAATTAAGGAAAATATCAAAAGAGACCTTAGAAAATACTCTGTAGCAGGAATTGTTCCCGAAATTCTCGATCTCAAGTATCTCTACCTTGAGACTGAGAGTAAAGTTTACTATAATACGAGTCTTGCACCCAATGCCTTGATGGTTTCATCAACAATTTTGAATAATATTAACAAATTAGCTGCATCTGCGGAGTTAAATAAGTATGGTGCAAGGTTCAAATATAGTAAATTCTTAAAAGTTATTGATCAAAGTCATGAATCAGTCACTTCTAACGTTACAACTGTAGAAATGAGAAGAGATTTAAGACTTGCAATTGATCAGTTTGCCGAATATGCCATTGATTTTGGTAATCAATTCCACATTTCATCTATGGATGGTTTTAATATTCGCTCTAGTGCCTTTAGAGTGTTGGATATTAGTAATGAAGTTTATCTTTATGACACTCCAAACACTGATAAGAAGACAGGATCACTTGGTTTATTCTCATTAAATGCACCAGGTTCAACAACTCCAATGATTGAGAGACAAAATATAGGTGTTGTTAACTATAACACTGGTAGAATTACTCTTAACCCCATTAATATTGTCTCAGGTAAGACAAAAGATGCTCAACAGATTATGGAAATTTCTGTTGTTCCTGAATCAAATGACGTAATCGGATTACAGGATCTTTATTTGCAACTAGATACTAGTAACGTAGAGATGGTTGTTGATGAAATTGCGTCAGGTGCAGACCCATCAGGATCAACATATACAGTTACATCAAGTTATACAGACAGAAAGATCGTAAGATAACACATGACCGATAAAAGAGTTCAAATTAATAAGGTTGTCAAAGAACAACTTCCTTCTTATGTCAAGGATGACAGCCCTCTAGTCGGTGAATTTTTAAGTGCATATTATCAGGGGCAAGAATATCAAGGTGGCCCAATTGATATAATCAGTAATTTAGACTCTTATATACAATTAAACAAATCTGGAAGTATTGTTGGAGTTACAACTCTTTCAAGTGCTGTTGGTCAATTCGATCAAACCATATTTGTTAAGGATACTACTGGATTTCCTAATGATTATGGTCTATTAAAGATAGATAATGAGATAATTACATATACTGGAATAGGAACAACTGCGTTTACTGGATGTATTCGTGGATTTAGTGGTATTACATCCTTTAGTAATCCAGATGAACCAGAGGAGTTTATATTTTCAACATCTAAAGCAGCAGCTCATGCAGTTGGAGTTGGAACAAGTGGTGGTCAAGTTCATAATTTAAGTGGATTATTTTTAGAAGAATTTTTAAAGAAGTCAAAAAAACAATTTTTACCTGGTTTTCAAAAAGATTTAAACCCTGCATTAAATCAACCACAATTTATTCGTCATTCAAAAGACTTTTATAATTCAAGAGGAACTGACGAATCCTTTAAATTACTATTCAAATCATTATATAATGAAAATGTAGATATTGTTAGACCTGCTGATTATGTGATTGCACCATCTGATGCTAATTACAGAAAGACTCGCGACATAATAGTTGAAGCAATACAAGGAGATCCAATGGATCTTGAGAATAGAACACTATTCCAAGACCCTATAGAGAATCTATCTAGAGCATATGGCCCTGTCTCAATGGTTGAAAGGGTTAGAGTTGGTCTTTTAACTGATACTTATTATAAGGTTAGTATTGATGCTTCGTTTGGAACAGGAAGTTCTGATGAATTGTTATACGGTAATTTTGCTGTTCATTCTAATTCAAAGAATATTGGTCAGGTTGGAGCAGCACAAACTTATATTGATGTTGACTCAACTGTAGGATTCCCTGATAGTGGAGCACTGACATTCAAGTATAAGAATGGAACTACTGGAATTTGCACATATTCTAGTACTAATATTACACAGTTCTTAGGTATAAGCACAACTGGTATCACTACTACAATTAAGGATGCAACGACAATTAGACAGAATGCTTATGTTTATGCCCTAGGACAAGCAAACAGCACTGCAGGGGTCACTACAGACGGTATACGGTGCAGAATAACAGGTGTTCTAAGTGGTGTAGAACTTCCTAATACTTATTATCAAAGACTTGGTGCAAAAATCAAATTAAAGTCTTTAGGTAAGATTGCTCCTACTAGTGATTTTAAGTCAAACAACTGGATATTTAACGTTCAACCAAAATACAACGTAGATACCATCGAACTACAGGATGCCTCAGGCCCTACCTATGAAGTTGTTACTAAAGATTTTCATAGAATAAGATTAAACGATACAATAACAGTTCAAACTGCAAATGCTACTTTAACTGGCAGTTATGCTGTTACTGATGTTTTGAGTAATGTTAAAATTAGAATGCAAGGTGCTGCAATAAGTGATCTTTCAGCAGTTGCTGCTATAACAAAAACTATTGCAAAACCAAATTCTGATGGAACTGGTGTAGACGATAATCAACAACATTTAAATGACTATACTGCAAATATTCAGAACATATACTTAGATGAAGTTGGATATGCTCATACTCTTTCTAAAACTAAAAATTTAATTGCATCTAACTCTATACCAACTTATGGGTCAAGTCATAAGTTAAATCCAAGCACTCAAAAAATACAATTATCTGGAACATTTTTAGGTGGCCAAACAATTATTGGAATCACCACTGGTTCTAATGATCATAATTTCTTTAGTGGTGATGCAATTTACTATACACCACAAAAAGATGATGATGGGACAGTTTCAAGTTTTCTTTTTAGTGAAGGATTATATTTTATAGAAAGAGTAAATGCGAATGACGTAAGATTAGCAAAATCTCGTTCAAACTTATATGATGGCAATTATCAAAAAGTTTCAGAAACAACTGTTACTGTTGAGATTACAAATAACACTTTTGAGAAGTATGAATTTCATAATAAACAGATTTTACCTCAAAAACTGCTTAGAGAAATTGATATGCCAGTTTATGATGGCAAAAAGTATAAAACAAATATTGGATATAATGGTGTTTTGGTTAACGGTGTTGAAATACTAAGTTATAAGTCTCAAGATCTTTGTTACTATGGCGATATCAAATCTATAGACGTTACTGGTGGTGGAAGGCAGTATGATGTTATAAATCCACCGCAATTAGCAATCAATGATGGTGTGGGAGCAGGTGCTACTGGATATGTTGCAACTAGAG